ACGGCGTAAAGATAAACGCCGGTACTATGAGACGGGCTTGCTTGAAATCGCTCGTAAAAACTTCAAAACGTTCACTTCTGCGGTAATTTTTATAATCGGACTGCTGACTGAGCCAAAATTCAGCCGATTTTTCAGCGTAGCGCCGGACTTAAAGCTGTCAAGTGAGCTACAAGTTGCTATCAAGAAGATAATCAAATCCTCTCCCTGCCTCGCAGACGAAAAGATTTTCAAGCTTCTGAGAAAAGAGATACGATGTAAACTCACAGACTCAGAGTATACACCGCTTGCATACTCTCAGGATCGCATGGACGGTAAACTCGCCAATATGTTCTTGGCGGACGAATGTGGAGCGATGGACAACTATCCAATAGAAGCCATGCGTTCCTCACAAATAACGCTTCACGAGAAGCTTGGTATCATCATATCAACTCAGTATCCTAACGATAATAATGCGATGCTCGAAGAGATAGACAATGCCAAGAAAATTCTTGATAAACTGCAAACCGGTAAGGTACTCGCTTTGCTCTATGAGCCGGACGATGAATTCAAGACCGGCGATGCGTGGCAATCCTCGGACATGGCTATCTATCAGGCGAATCCGGTAGCATATGCTCATGAGTATATCATGGATGATTTGCGAGGAAAACGTCAATCAGCCATAAACTACGAAAACAAGCGTGAAAACTTTCTTTGCAAGCACCTGAACATCCTGTACAAAGGACTCGGTGTCGAAGGGTATGTTGATATCAGCAAGGTAAGGCTCTGTAAAGCTACGAAAGATGCTTCGTTTTGGAGTGGCAGACAAGTCTATATCGGACTTGATCTCTCGCAAACGGATGATAATACCTCCGTGGCTATGGTGACTTACGATGCTGAAAATGAGCTTATATACGCTAAGGTTTGGGGCTTCATTCCAGCGGACAAGCTGGAAGAAAAGTCAAAGCGTGAGAAAGTCGACTACAAGAAGCTTATCAGCCGTGGTGAATGTTTCGCCTGCGGTGATGAAGTTATCGACTATGGCTTCATTGAATACTTCATACAGTCGCTTCCTGAGCGCTATGGTGTTGAGATAGTACAGTTAGGTTTCGACCGCTGGAACGCCCTCAGCACGGTACAGAAGCTTGAAAGCAACAATGATCCTATAGAGTGCGTTGAGATCAAGCAACATTCAAGTGTACTACACCGTCCGACAAAGTTGCTGAAAGAGTACATCCTAAGCAAAAAATTCAGATATGACGAAAATCTCATGCTTGAGATAAACTTTCAAAACGCTCGATGCACCGAGGACACGAACCTCAACAAGTACGTAAACAAGAAAAAGTCTGTTGGTAAGGTTGACATGGTGGTGTCGCTTATCAACGCTCTCTTTCTCTTGCAAGTAAACGTACTCGACAACATGGAAGAAGGCTTCGGCTGTCAGATCATATGAAAGGAGTGCTAAAAATAGGACTTTTTAAGAAGAAAAAGAAGCAAGAAATTAGAGCGGATACCACTCAGAGTGCCGAGACTTCCCTGCTCACCTTTTTCGGCATCAGCGGAGAGCTGACAAGAGAGGCAACGCTGAGTATACCAACAGTCTCCGCTTGCATCAGCAAGATATCTGAGACTGTTTCCCGCCTTCCAGTGAAGCTTTACCGGAAGGATGCGGAGCAGGTAACAGAAATCTTTGACGATGATCGTATAAAGCTTCTCAACGGTGATACGGGTGACACGCTCAGTACTGTAGATATGTGGAAGGCAGCTATCGAGGACTACTACCTCGGAAGCGGCGCATGGATATATATCAACAGTGACGGATTGAACGTGAACAGCTTAAACTATGTCGACTGTCGGAATGTCAGCATTTTCTCAAATGTTGATCCAATTTTCAAAGCTTACCGAGTGCAGATAAATGCACGAGACTATTACGACTTCCAGTTTATCAAGCTTTTACGGAAAACGAAGGACGGATATACCAACATTCCGCTCCAAAAGGAAGCGACTGAGATACTTTCAGCCGCCTGGAACGCTTTGAAACTTGAAAATATGATGAATTCCACAGGTGGATGCAAGCCAGGATTTTTGAAGTCGAAAAATAAGCTTGCAGATGCGGCTATAGCTGCTATAAAAGAAGGCTATAGTAAAGTTTATGGCAACGAAGAAAAACGTGAGAAGATTATCGTACTGAATGAAGGCGTAGAGTTTCAGCCTGTATCTTCAACTGCGGCTGAGTTGCAGATGAACGAGAACAAGCGAGCAAACAGCGTGGAAATCTGCAAGCTTTTCGGCTTCCCACACACTATCATTGACGGCAGTCCGTCAGATGCCGACAGAAAAGAGTTTGTTTCTGCCGTGATTGCTCTGTTGAATCAGATCGAAACAGAGTTAGACAACAATCTGTTGCTCGAATCTGAGAAAAAGCAGGGGTATTACTGGGCGTTTGACACGAAGGAACTTACAAGAGGCAGTCTGAAAGAGCGATATGATGCTTATGAAATAGCGGTTCGCAACAACATTCTTCAAATTGACGAGATTCGCCGTGAAGAGGACTATGAGCCGCTTGGCTTTAACTTCATAAAACTCGGACTGTCTGACGTTCTTTTCAATCCGGCAACTATGGAGGTCTACACGCCTAATACGGGACAAACCAAGAACTTGAAAACCGGCGAAATCAATTAGCCGGAGTGCAGTTGACTGCACAGAAATATGTTAAAAAGCGTTTACTCTGAAATACTGGAGCAGGCGCTGTTTTTATACCTAAAATCAGGAAAGGAGCTGATAAAATGCGGATAGAAGTAAGAGCTGACGGAGTGCATATCTCAGGATATGTAAATGTCACCGGCAAGCTTTCACATCCGGTAATCACGCCAAGAGGGAAAGTACTTGAAACTATCGAAGAACGTGCTTTCGGAGAAGCTATCAAGAAGAGCGGAAACATCACGGTTCAGCTCGATCATGACTCAGGACACGCATATGCAAGCACGAATGACGGCACTCTCACGCTGAGAGAGGATTCAATCGGACTTCATGCCGATGTGCTTATTACCGATGAAACTGTAATTGAAATGGCACGAAAAGGCAAGCTGAGAGGCTGGTCTTTCGGTATGTACAACGTACAGGATGAAATGGAAGATAGAGGAACTGATGAGCTTCCGGTTCGCCATGTAAAGCACCTCATGCTCGATCATGTTTCTCTCATCAAGGATAAAATTCCTTGCTACGCTGCGACCTCGGTCGAATGCCGTGCAGATGCCTTCATTGATCTTGAAGAAAGAGCGCTCGGCGTTGAACCTGAGTACATCACATACGAAAATAAACCCGATTACAGCGATTATGAAAGAAGGATTCAGAACTTATGAAAAAATTAATCGAACAGAGAGCATTTCTTGCAAGCCTGCTCAAATCAATGGTTGACACTGCCAAGAGCGAGAACAGGGCATTTACTGATGAGGAAAACAAGAAATTCGACGAAACTGAGGCTCAGATAAAGGCTCTTGATGCTACTATCCAGGCAGAGGAAAGAGCCAAGAATATCAGCGAGTTTCACGCTCCTGCGCCTACACCGCAGGCAACTCAGCTCACTCAGGAACAGATCGAGGAAAGAGCTTTCACAGACTTCATCAACGGCAGGATCACCGAAATGAGAGCAGGAGAGCAGAATGTCGACTGGACGAATAACAATGGTGCTATAGTTCCGGCGACTATCGCCAAGAAGATCATCGATACTGTAGTTGATATCTGCCCTATTCTTAAAAACGCTGACGTATACCACGAAAAAGGCACTCTTAAAATCCCGAAGTGGACGAAGGCGAACAGCACACACGATGTAACTGTTGGCTACGCCACTGAGTTCACTCCGATTACAGCGGATTCCGGCAAGTTTACATCCGTTGACCTCGGCGGTTATCTCGCCGCCGCTCTTGTACTTGTAGGCAAGAGCGTAATCAACAACGCCGCTATCAACGTTCCTCAGTACGTGATAAGAAAAATTGCTGAAAAGGCAGTTGAGTTTATTGAAGGCGAACTTCTCAAAGGCTCAGGTTCTTCCGCAGCCCAGGGCGCTACCAAGACAAGCAATGTGGTGACTACCGGCACTGCACTTGCTATCGGTCTGGATGATCTTATCGCAGTTCAGGCTGCTGTAAAGCAGAGATATCAGAAGAACAGCTGCTGGACGATGAGTTCAAATACATGGACAGCTATCAAGCAGCTCAAGGATGACAACGGCAGACCTCTCATCGAACCTGATTCATCTGCTGAATTCCCTTACAGACTGCTTGGCAAGCCTGTATATCTCTCTGATAATATGGACGAGATTGGCGGAAACAAGCTCGCTATCCTTTATGGCGACTACAGCGGACTTTCCGTAAACTTCCGTGAAGACATCAGCATCGAGATACTCAGAGAAGCTTATCATGCACAGCACGCTATTGGCATTGATTGCTGGTTCGAGTTTGACAGCAAGGTAACTGACGAGCAGAAGCTTGCAGTCCTCAAGGTAAAGGCATCATAAGTGTAAAGGGCGGATATTTCCGCCCTCTGCAATACGAAAGGCGGCGATATAATGAAAGTTAGTGAACTTACACCGGCGATCATAAAGGACTTCTGCGGCATATCGGACACGGACAGTGATAATATTATCGCCGTCCTTATACCGTCAGCGAAAGCGTATATAAAGGACTACACCGGTCTTACGGATGATCAGATTGACGAGCATGAGGATATCACATATGCTTGCATGGTGCTTGTAAATGATATGTTTACGCAGAGGGACTACACTTTAAGCCTGCATAAACAGGTATCACCAACAGTTAAAACCATTCTCAATATGCACTCTCTGAATCATGTGAGGTAACTATGGCTTACAATAAAAAAATTGAGATACAGTGCTATACAGAAGATCAGGACGATATCGGAAACGATGTTAAGGAATGGAAAGCGCTGTTCACGCCCTGGGCGGAAATTGTCGAGGACGGCAACGGAAGAAAGTATTATGAAGCAGCTCAGACTAACTCTGAAAGTGATGTTGTGTTTAAGATCAGGTACACAAGTCTGCTTGGGAATAAGCTTACTTCTGAGCTGAGAATCAAGTACAAGGATGCTATATACGATATCAAGTATATCGGTGGACTTGTCGAAAGAGCAAGAGAACTGACAATACGCACGGTACTGCATAATGGAGGTACAAGATAATGGCTGGAATCACTCCCGATGCTCTTACAGAGGCATTAGCATCTGCTTGCAGCGAGTATACCGAAGAAGTCCGTGCATTTGTTGAAGAAGGTGTTGAAAAAATCGGAGAAGAAGCTTTGAAAGAAGTGAAAGAGCTTGCTCCGATTTATGAAGGCGAAAACAAAAACACTCGAAAAGGTGCTTACCGCCGGAGCTGGACTTGTGATATAAGCAAGCAGAGAGGCGTTATAAACGCCGTAGTCCACGCCAAAGCCCCACATTACCGACTTACTCACTTGATTGAAAACGGACACTTGAATCGTGACGGTACAACACGTTCAAAGGCTATACCGCATATCAGCATAGCAAATGCAAGCGCCGAAAAGAAAGTAAGTACACTGCTGGAGGATATCGAAAATGGAACTTTCTGAGATAAAAAGCAAACTCGATACGCTTAAAATACCAGTGGCATATATGAATTTCAATAAGCCTCAGGAGCTTCCTTTCGCCGTTTTCTACGAATCGGGAACAGATATCAGAGGCGCTGACCACTACAACCTGATACGTGACGTAACAATCACGATCGAACTGTACACGGAAAAGAAACAGCCTGCTCTTGAACGCCAGCTTGAAAATCTTTTCCGTGATACGGAGATAAGGAAAGCCGCAGACACATACATAAAGGACGAAGATATGTATCTTATATCTTTTGAGTTCGACACGATCCAATACATACAGGAGGATGAATAATGAAACAGGAAAAAAACAGAATCG